GTGAATTCATCACGAAATCTTGACTTGATTTTCTCGTTGAAGTTTTCATCGAGTTCAAACTGAACAAAGAAGTCCATCGACGCGAGATACTTATTGACCAACTTATTGATGATTGGCACATACTGTTTGATAATTCTTGCTTTGATGCCACCATCTTTCAATAATGTTGATGCAATCTCATATCGTTCTTTGAGTAACACATACTCTTCGTGTTTCTCTTGATGTTCTTTCAACTGACTCTTCATCGTTTTGAGTTCTTCAGCAGAGTCATCATTCTGTTGTTTTTGTTCTTCATTCAACTTCTGAGTCAAGTCATCGATGTTATTCTGACACATCGTGATACTCGTGTTCTCGTTCATAATCAAACGATTCAGTTCGCTGATCTTCTCTTGAACCTTTGAGATTTCACCCATACGTTCATTCAGTTCATTGTAATGTTCAGACAGTTGATTCAAACCATCTTCGATTTCATTCTTCTTGAGGTTCTTGACCTGAATCTTTTCTTCTTTGAAATCACTCTCAATGAACTGCTGACACGTTGGACATTCATCATTGTCGTGCAAAAACGAGATGTCTTTCTGTAACGATTCAATCTTGTGTTTCAGTTGATACTCATACTGATTGAGTTTCTCAAGTTTCTTTTGAACCTGTTGTTGGTCAGAGATTGTTGCAGTGGTTTCTTCGATTTTTTTCTGCAACTCCGTGACTGAATTTGAATGTTCATCAATCTGTTTCTTGAGTTCGTCAATTCGTTTCTCTTTGTTCTCACGATCACTCTTTTGCATTGACATCAACTCATTCATATGTTTTCGAGTGAGTTCAATGCGTTGTTCAAGTAAATCAATCTGATACTTAGACTCAGTAATGTTGTCCTTGTTTCGAGACACACGTTCTTTCAATAGGGTATGCATCTTCGAAAAGATTTCAATGTCCAACAAGTCTTCAATCACATTACGTCGATCGCCTGGTTTCAGTTGCATAAACGGAATGAAGTTCGCAGAACCAACCACCACAATTTGAGTGAATGATTTGTGATTCAACTTCAATACATTCTTCTCAAGATATTCCTGATACTCGCGCACCGATGCATTCTGTTCAATCAACTTTCCATCACAATAAATCTCAAACACCGCAGGTTTGATACCACGACGAATGAGATAATGTTTCTTCTTGACAATAAACTCAACCTCAACCAAACAGTTCTTGTTAGTGATACTATTGATCAGTAGAGGTTTGTTGATGTTGCGATAGGGTTTGCCATACAAGACAAACGAAATCGCATCAAGGAACGTAGATTTGCCTGCACCATTCTCACCAACGATCAATGTCGATGGTGATTTGTCTAACTGTATCTCAGTGAATTCATTACCCGTTGATAGGAAATTCTGCCAACGAACTTTTTGAAAATAGATCATTATTCAATACTCAATGCTTCGGTGTATAAATCGTAAAAGAGTTGTTCCATATTCTTTGGATTGTCGAGTGACAGATTTGCGATATACTTGTTGATAATTGTCACTGTATCTTCTGCTTCATTTACGATGTCTGACTCATCTTCAATTTGTAGATTGAGATTATCTTCAACAACCTGAAGATTGTTTGGATCAAAACTGTTCAACTTGTCAATGAACAAATCAAACAGATACGGATTGTCTTTGTTCTTGACCACAACCTTCACATACGCGTCACGAATGTGTGAATAATCTTGAGTCAGTAGTTCTTCGCCCGATGTTGTGTCATCATAAAATACCTTATGAAATATACTAAACGGATTTTGAATGAATGTCAAGTCTTTTGTTTCAGTATCAAAGATGTGAAACCCACGAGGATCATTATAGTCCGACCACGTCATTTCATAAGGCGCACCAAGATAATGAACATTGTCCTTTGTTGATTTATGATGAAAGTGACCAGTGAAAACTGCGTCAAACTTTTCAAACGTCTTATGCGACAAACCGTGTTCATTCACTGCACCACGATACATTTCAAACCCTTGCAGTTCAAGGTGCGCCATCACGACTGATGCGGTCGAATCTTCGATCGCCTTCATTGACGATTCATAGTTCTCGTTATTGATCCAAGGTAACATCAACACACGAGTTGAACCGAAGTCTAACTCTGTTGGATGTTCGTGAATCTTTGCGGAATAGTCACGTAACAACAGATCGGGAGAATTGACGCGATTTGTGCTCTTGAAATACACATCGTGATTACCAAGAATGTAATGCGACTCAAGGTTTCGTTTCTCCACCTCATCAAACCAATACGACTTTGCACGACTCAATGTGTCAAAGTTGATGAACTTACGTCGATCAAAGATATCACCAAGTGTGATAATGGTATCAATCTTGTGTTCATCAATGTATGGAAAGAAACATTCAGAATAAAATTTTTCGAAATAATCGTGTAGTACTAAGTTATCATTACGAATTCCGACGTGTTGGTCGGTAATCAAAGCAATTTTCATTATTCACCTTCTATAAATTTCTCAATACCTTCATTTTGTTTTTTCTGTGCTTTCTTTGTTTTTGGTTTCTTCTCATACTTTTCAAGTATTGGTTTCATTTTATCATTTGTGATATCAAATGTCGAGTATGCTTCTGCATCTTCATCATTCAAGCTTGCATCAACAAGAAAGTGTTCCAAAGACTTATACTTGACAAAGGTCTGTTTCTTCTCTTTCTCAATGCGCCTCAAAAACGCGTAGTAGATGATCTGAGTGAAATATGCAAAGGGGTTCTTCGACTTCTCTGGATTGAAGTTATGAACCGCAACCACACAGTTCTCCAGCGCATCACTCACCATCTCTTCACGATAGGTGTATCCNGAAAACTTCCACTTAGTTCCCAACCGNGTCGCAATCATATAAAAACAGTTGCCAATGTTTTCTGGCACACGGGGAGTTGGTTCGCCGTTTTCTTCTGCGATTCTACACTGCTCTTTATATTCAACGAGCATNTNATAGAACTCTTTGTTGTTGACGTAATCAGCCATCAGTGAACCTTTTTACTAGANTTGTTTATGAAAAAACTATCTTCTGAAATTTCTGCATCTGGTTCTTCGATCTCATTAGAATCAGGAAAATCAAACTCTGCGAGATATTCATCTTCATCTGCCTGATAAAAAGATGGAAGACCATTCTCCTCATAAACTTCCATTGTCATCTGATAAGACTTCAAAATTTCTTCTCTCAAGTCTTTGAACACAGCGACAATGTGTTCGCGTTTGAAAAATACATCGAAGTTATTGCTGTATGTGCAATACTTTCGAAAGATAATATTTGGTTCGTTATTGATAGTAGTATATGTCATCAACAATGCATTGTCAAGATCAATACCGCGATCGTTCTCATTCAACAACTCACCAAAAACTTCTTCTCCATTTGTAAGTAGTGCCATTACTATCATTTGATTCCAACCTTATAGAACTTGTATTGAAACTTTTCACTATCATAAATCTTGATACGTTCAAGCAAGTGTTTCAACGTGAAGTTCATCTTCTTTTTGTGTGTCAAATCATCAGCGACATCATACAACACCGCTGATGATTTACTCTCAGATTTACGAAGTGATCTTCCGATTGACTGTAGATTACGAATCTTCGATTTAGATGGACTTGCAAAGATTACATTATGCAAGTTTCGAATATTCACTCCAGTACTTGTTGTACCATACGATGCTACAATAATAGCATTACTCTCATTTTCTACAATACCGCGAATCTCATTTCGTTCATCACCTTTTACTCCCCCGTGAATAAAGAACACTTTGCGGTCTCCCGCTTGTTCTTGAATACTATTATACAAAACTTTACCGTGTGTGTCAACATATTGAAACAATAGAAGTGTATTACCCTCTAAAGACAAAGACAGATTCGTAAGAAAACGATTGCGTCCTTCGTGATTCACCAAAAACTTCATCTCATCCTGATAACTCATCGGTGCAACTAACTTACGTTCTTCATCCGAATAAGACAAAGAAAGAACCTTGATACGAAAATCTGCGAGATGATCTGCATCCATCAAATCCTTTGTGGTCGCAACACGATTCAACGGACCAAACAAACCCTCAAGAACATACTGATGACATTGCGCATCATCAACCGTACCAGTGAATCCAAATCGATATTGACAGTCAACCAGTTTGGTCATAATCGATGTCAAAGACTTTGCTTTGAACAAATGCGCCTCATCACCAATGACTACATCAAACTGTTCATACCAAGACTTCGGTAACTTGTAGATAGACTGCCACGTTGTGATTGTAATCGGTTTGTCTGTATCCTTGTCTTGACCCCCAAAAATCTTATGAATGTACTTCTCTGATTTGAAACCATACTCTTCAAAGTCAGAATACATCTGATGAACCAATGATACAGTCGGAACAATAATGAGTGTCGGTCGAAGATACCACCGCATAATCATATAGATGATGAATGACTTACCTGACGCAGTTGGAGACAAAAACATTTGACGGTTGTAACGGACCGCATCAACAAACGCTTCGATCTGATAGTCGCGTGGTTCTAAACTAAACTTCTGTTCTTTGAGAAACTCTTTCGCTTCTTTGACTGAAAAGTTGTTGGTTGAATTGTCATATTCATACTCAAGTGTATAACCACGAGACTACAAAAATCTTCAAGACGATGCATCAGTCCTGAATACAAAGTAAGTGTCTTCATATTCAACAGACGTATCTTTCCATCCCACACGCCCCATTTGACCTGCGGCATAAATCGCGCGCCTGGGACTTCGAACGTAAAGTGATCCGAAATCTCCTGTGCTATACCCATATCATCAGTGACGATTTGATTATAAACTTCATCAACTTTTCGAATAACTAAATGACTCACGCACCAACCTTGAATTTTTCGAAGTCAATCGCACTCTTGATATGAAAACCACGATTGTGTATCATTTTGATAATAGACTCTAACGCCTGTATCTTTTCTTGTTGATATGCAATCTTGAGATTCAGACGAATAATATCATCATCTGCATCAAGATAACTTTGAACATCAGACTTGAGAATACGACCCTTTGGCGGTAACTTCCACCCTTGTTCCATTTGTTCTTCGGTGGGACCATCAACATAAAACTCTTGTTTGTCGAGTTTCAGTCGTTTCATCTCAGACTCAAGTTTCTTCAATGTCAATCTTTCACGAGAAAATATCGAATAGTATTTATGATGAAGTTTTGCAAGGTCCAGTGCAGCATTACCCAACTCAGACGGATTCACCGCACTGTCTTTTTCCCATAGTTCAAATATTTCTTCAAGTGTCATAATATAACTTTCCCATAGGCATATAAACCTATTGTATCACAATCTAAGGTGAAAGTAAATCAAAGTTTCAAAAATGAATAATTCAGGAACCTAAAAGATGCTGTTGCTTCGATGTATTCGATATCAGGATTGACTGCAGACATTTCAATTGGTGTCAAAGAAACAGGAAACAAATCCTGAATCTCAATTCGAATGTTTGGATTCATTGCACTCGACAAAATAGTCAAAGTAGCATCAGAGTAAATACCCCCACCAGAAAATGAAGGTTGTTCTTCCAGTTCCTTATACTGATCAGTCGAGTCCGGAAAACCCAATGCACGTATCCAATCAAACACCTCAATATAGTTCTTCATATCTTCATCGACCTTGAATATTACTTCAAGTTCACTATACTCAATACGATCACCAGGCGTAGGAACAGACCGTAAAGGTGTTTGTTGATCTAAACTGGAAAGGGTAATACCAGGCAATGTTACCGACTGAACAAAAAAGTTCATTGTAGGCATACGACCAATGTTGAACTGAAATCCAACAGGCGATAACATATTTTTGTTTGTAATATCAGTCATTAGCGAATACTCATATGAATCATTATTAGTATTTATATAGACTCAAAACTATTATAACGATCAAAAACAAAAGTGTCAAGCAAAAAAAGAGGGGACCGAAGTCCCCTCTCAAGGTATTGCTGATTTTTATAGTAGTTATTACAGCAAGTTCGCAACAACACTACGACGGTAGTACACGTTGCTGTCTTCGTTCAACGCACCAGCGCCGAGGTCAGTGCCTTCCGCGAATGGGTTGGCGACCATACCGTAACGAGTTTTGAACCCGATTTTCGGCTGGAAGGTATCTTGGTCAACCGCACGGACCATTTGCAGCGGCACGTAGGGGCAGTAGAAGATACCAGCGTCATATGCACTTGAACCTTTGTAACCAATGGTCATATAGTTACCAGTGGTGTAAGGATCAATGTAGACACGATAACGACCGTTCAACACACCAGCGAAGGTGTTACCAGTGTCATCGACATTCAACGCGTTGCTGTTCAGAGCAGGAGTGTAATCCAACACACCAGCCATTTGCAAGGCAGATGCAACATCTGAAGAACAGATGATGATGTTACCCTTACCGCGACGTGTTTGTTTAGCAATCAGGTTTGCTTCACGTTCGATGTGGAACATCAGACCTTTGAACTTCTCAACAGACCAACGACCGTTGGCATCCACGTCCAAGTCGAAACGACCAGCAGTGGTCACACCAGACTGCGAACCGACTTTAGAAGTGACGTTGATAGTCCGAACCACTTCACGGTTGATTTCAGCCAGAATCTCAGCAGCCAAGATGTTTGAAAGTTCAGCTTCGGCATCCAAACCGTGAACTGCTTTCAAATCTTGTGCGAGTTCAAGACTGTAATCTGCTTTCAAAGCACGTGTGCGAGCAGTCACGGTCACTTTATCGATTGAGAATGCCATCTCACCGAATGCGTTACCACCTGACTCACCAAGTGATTCTGACTCAGCAGTAGTCATACCTTTCGCGTAGTTATACACGCCATTAGCAGCAAGATTACCATCGACATCTGAATCGAAATCAGTACCGACTTGACCACCACCGGGTTCGGTGTTGGCAACAGTGTCATCAGACACAGTAGCAAAATCAGTGTCTGCTTCGTTATAGAATGCTTCGTCACCAGTTTGAGAACCATAACGTGAACGCATAGCGAAGATCAGACCAGTCGGACCTGACATCGGCTGCACGCCACACACGTCATATGCCATCAAGTTAGGCAATGAACGACGAACCAATGAAATCAGAATCGGATCGAAACCTTTGATCTCACCAGCAGTTGTACCCATACCAGCGCCAACGGCGTTAGTGGGTGCTTCGTTCAACAGGTTCTGGTTTGCACCTGCTTCAGCGTTTTCACGCAAAGCTTTCTCGGTGTTTTCCAAAACCATTGCGGTAACGGAACGCTTGTGGGCGTCAGTAATTTCTGGAAGATCTGGATGATCAACTACTGATTTCCACTTGTTTTGAATTTGTTCGTTTAAATCCATTTTACTTTTCTCCTTGGGTTTAACTATATTTATAAAAGTTATTTTTTAACAGTTTTAGAAATTGCTTGGAAATAATTCTTCATCTCAGCAGGAACAGTAGCCTCTTCTGAAAGGTCATCATTGGAACCAACATTGGTTTCCTCATCAATCAAACCAGTTGAAGATTGTTTCTCACTGTTAGACTCACTGAAGTATTGGTGTTTCACAATTTCCAGTTTTTCACGGTAGTCTTCAGGACTTTCAAAACTCATACCCTCTGCGAGAGTGCGAAGTTTTTCAACCTGAGTATCCGCTAGTCCTTCAGCAACATCGTCAAATGCAGCTTCAATTCGTGCTTCGCTAATCAACGAATTCAAACGCACATTTTCGGATTCTGTAGTTTCCAGAGATTCTTCGAGTTTCTCACAACGTTCTTGTAGTTCATCAACAAGATCACGTTTCTCTTCTGGAATTTCAATATAACTTTCTTCAAACAGATTTTTCAGACCTTGGATGAAGTTTTCGGTGACTTCCGAACGATAATCAGTTTCGATCGCCAGTTTGTTTTCTTCCATCCATTTTTCAGCAACGTAATCGACATAGGTTTCAACCTTTTCATTCAGGTCATCAACCATTGTCATAACTTGTTCTTCAACTTGTTGTTCAACCTGTTCTTCGAGTTTTGCCTTTTCAGCAGCAACACGATTAGAAACAGCGGCTTCGAACAAAGTAGATGCACGAGTTTTGAAATCTTCAGACAGATCGTCTTGATCTTCGAAAATTTCATCCATATCTTCTTTCATCGCTTTTGCACTAACTTCACCATAAGGATCAACCTTTGATGGTTCAGGTTCGCTTGAACCTTTAGCAGCGATTGAAGCTTGGTTTTTAGCAGATGTATCAGGAACACTTTCATCTTCCTGACCAACTTGTTCCAAAGTTTTACCGAGAAAATCTGACAAGTCTTGCTTCTTCATACCACCAACGACTCTCATCATTTGTGCGAGCATTTCAGACTTTGACATTTTCCCGTTGGGTTTTAACGTAGCCGCAGCTGATGATTGATCCATCTCATCAAGCTGATCTACAGTTTCTTGAATATCCTTTTCTGACATTACAGTACTCCTTAAGGGTTTCTAATATAATATATCAATACTTATTTATAAAAGTTAAACTTTTGAAATGTTATTTATAAACCTTTCAAACATCTTCAACTTCGTTTCTTCGTTAAGTTTCTTCGCGCGCGACGCTCGTTCCACTTCTTTCTGAATTTCTTCAACGTGCATTGCAACCGCTTTGCCATTGTCCCAAACCCACTCAACGCCTTCATAAATCCCATTCACAAATGCGTCAGGAGCAGAAGGATCAGCAACAATGTCAGCAGCAGTTGCAAGATAGAAATCATCCTGAACTTCCATAACACCGTCCTTACCCTCTTTCATTGAGCCAAGACCTCGCGATGAAACACCCAATTGAGCACCATCTGAAATCAGACCTTTTGCAATTTCGCCCATTGGTGTTGAAGAAAGTTTAGCGCGACCGATGAAGTTATCACCGTCTCGCTTCAATTCTGTGATAATGTGTGACACTCGGTCGAGGTTGATTGCAGGTCCGTTAGGATGACCTAACTCACCATATGCACGACCTTTTTTTACTGATTCTTTGATGTAACGATCGACTTCTCGTTCAAGAATGTCTGCGTTATAACGACGGCCATTACGGTTAGGAATATTACCTTGAAGAAAAATACCTTCAATGTACATATCCTTTTTGCCGTCATCTTTTGCTTCTTCGATGACCTGAATACTTTCGTTAATTTCTGTGATTAACTTCAT